TGTTATCCTCTTCCATAACATTAACTTTGGCCGGTGCCCCATATGTAGATGGCATGGTTTCAATCATAGATTTATAGTCATTTAATGTTACCGCTCTATTTTGAGCCGCAAAATTATATGCAATCATCCCTCTTAACTCTTCTAATACCGGTTGATCAGATCCACCAACTGCTGGGGTTATATTTGTAACAACCAAAGATTGTAGAACTTGGTCATTTACAGTCTGATTTGGGCCATTTATACTAAAATCAACGTTCTCTATGTTGTTTATCACCCCAACCCCTAAATTACTCTCTTTACCGCCTCCAATTCGATATTTGATGAATAGAGTTGTGTCTTGTTTTGGTATTGCGCCTAATGACATATTATTCAAATATGTTGATAGATTAACCTTTAGGTTATTTGTAATATAATTGTCTAAATTATCTAGTGGATCAACATTACCAGAGCCAAAGGTTAAAAAGAAAAACCCTTCTGGTGTATATTCTGTTATAAATTTATTATTAACTCTAATATATTCACCAGCTTTAAAATTCTTTTTATCCGACACCGCAGTTTTGCTAGGAACAAACACTTTGTCCTGAACTAAAGATTGCACTTCGTACCATTTATTTTGTTCTGTGATAAATTCACTACTTGTGGGGTTACCAGCAAATGAGGTTCCTTCTTTATGAATAATTGTTGTTACACCAAGAACGTTCTTTTCTGGTAAATAAATTTTAACAAAAGGCTTTTGGTCTCTTTGACTTATAGCTTTTCTAAATATTTTTGTTACTCCATTTACAACCGGTTCTCTTTTGGTAATGGTATATGAAATTAACTTATTATTATTATCAAAGTTTGGTATTTTTAATCTATTTGTTTCACCCTTTTCGTTGAATGGGTTTGAAAAATCAATATCAGAAATTGTTTCAAATATTTGACCGCCTCCAGAAACTTGAGCCCCGGCTCTTAAAATACCTTCGTATCTATCATCATCTTTATCACCCTTTGCTGGTACATTTATGCTGAAATCGCATAATGCAACTGAAGGTCTAGATCCTGGAATTCTGATTCCATAAGTTTTAGCTATATGAAATAACGACTGTTTTTGTTGTGCGAAATCAAGCATCGTTTCTTGCCAAACTCTATCAATATGAAAGTGTAGATTGTCTGCAATTGCTGCATTCAAATCCAACAATACTGAATATATTGATGCGTCATTAGTATTCTGAATTATATCAGGATAATATTCTTTAGTAAAATTTACTAGGTCCTGTCTTAAACCGGCGAAATCTCTATTGGTATATGCTATTTTTTTGCTCATATTAGATATTAATAATTACGAAGTCTGAACTAGAGAAAGCTCCGTTGTTTGTTGTGTAATCAATCCTTATTTTAGCGGTATATGGTTTTGTGGACGAATCACCAGTTCTAAATAATCTAATGTCCTCATCTTCACTAATACTCGACTCCTCTGTGGGATCTAATTCTGGGTTTGTTATTTTTATTGAGTTTATTTCTAAATTAGGGATATAGGTTTTAATACTTTCTCTAATCTCATCTTCAATACTATTATATGTCACCACATCGTTCATATCAAATATATAATCATATAGTCTTGTTCCAAAATCAGGTAAAAAATATCTACTACCCTTTCTGGTCAATAATAAATGAATCAAGTTAGCACGAATTTCTTCGTCTCTTGTTAGGGTCATTCTAACATAGTCACCTAGTGTACTATCTCTAAACGGAAAGTCTAATCCATACCTTGTAGCCATACCAATAAATATAAACAATACTAAAATGAATATAAATAAAAAATCGCGACACTTTAATTAAAAAATGTCGCGAAAAAGGTCGCTAAACCAAAAATAGTACTTTATGGGTATTACCCATTATCTTATGATCCACATCCCTCACAATCAAACGGAGAGTCTGTTGGTCTTTCATTGGTCATTACCGCTTCAGGTGTATCTTCACTTATTATTGATTTTTGTGTTGTTTGGTACGTTACCGAAGGTAATTGAGTTTCTGTAGGCTTTGCTGCAGATGTATCAATACCTAACCCTTTAATGGCATCAACCGCTGATCTGGTTCTTAAATAATACATACCGGTTTTTAATCCAAGTTTCCAACCAAATAAATGGGCAGCCAATAACTTTGGTTTTGTTGCGTTATCAATAAATAAGTTCAATGATTGAGATTGGTCAATAAACACACTTCTATTTGCGGCCATTTGTAAAATTCTCTTTTGAGACATTTCCCAAACAGTCTTATATACCTCTTTTATTTGTACAGGAATTTCTGGTATGTTTTGAATTGAACCATTTTCCATTATCAACTTTCTTTTAAGTTCTTCATTCCATAAACCTAAATTTAGAAGTTCGTTAACTAAATGTTTGTTCACAACGATAAACTCGCCACCTAATGTTCTTCTTGAATACATATTAGTTGTGAATGGTTCAAAAGCTTCGTTATTACCAAGAATTTGTGCAGTTGATGCTGTAGGCATAGGAGCAATTAATAAAGAATTTCTAACACCATTGTTAACAACCTCTTTTCTTAATTTTTTCCAATCCCATCTACCAGATAAATCTTTATCTTTTAATCCCCACATTTCAAATTGAAACACACCCTTTTCAATTGGTGAACCAACAATAGATTCATAAGGACCATATTCTTTTGCTAAATCATTTGATGATGTCATTGCTGCAAAATAAATTGTCTCAAATATATCTGTCTGTAAAACGTCAGCATCTTCACTTTCAAATGGTAAACCTAACATACAAAAAACATCGGCTAACCCTTGAACACCCAAACCAATTGGTCTATGTTTAAAGTTAGATGTTTTTGTTTCTTCTGTTGGGTAGAAATTTAAGTTAATAACATTATTTAAGTTCTTTACAACTTGATATGTGTACTCATATAACATCTCATGACTAAACACACCATTTATAATATATTTTGGTAAAGCAATTGAAGCTAGATTACAAACCGCTTGTTCAGTTGGTGAACTATATTCAATAATCTCAGTACATAAATTAGATGATTTAATTGTACCTAGATTTTTTTGATTTGATTTATAGTTAGCCGGATCTTTATATAACATATAAGGTGTTCCAGTTTCTATTTGTGCAGTTAATATTGCATCCATTAACTTTCTAGCTTTAATGGTTTTTCTAGCTAAACCTTGTTGTTCGTAAGATTCATACAATATAGTGAATGCTTTGTTTTCTGGGCTATCATATACCTCAGATAAGCCAGGCGCTTCGTCTGGAGAGAATAATGACCAGTCACCATCTGATTCAACACGCTGCATAAATAAATCTGGTGTCCACATAGCCAAGAATAAATCTCTTGCTCTCATTTCTTCTTTACCATGATTTTTTCTTAAATCAATAAATTCAAAAATGTCGGCGTGCCATGGTTCAAGGTATACTGCAAATGAACCTTTACGTTTTCCTCCTTGGTTAATCCAACGAGCAACTTCGTTATATGTTTTCATCATTGGTAATAAACCGTCAGACTGTCCACCGGTTCCCTTGATATATGAACCTTTAGCTCTAACATCATGAACGTGTAAACCAATTCCTCCTGCCCACTTAGAAATCTTTGCAACGTCTTTAATAGTATCAAATAAACCATCAATATCATCACCTTTATTCCCGATTAAAAAACAAGAAGACATTTGTGCTCTTTTAGTCCCTGCGTTAAATAATGTTGGTGTTGCGTGAGTATAAAAATGTTGTGATAAATCATCATAAATTCTAAGTGCCATTTGCACATCACCACCACAAATACCAACAGCAACTCGCATATATAGATACTGTGGTCTTTCAACAACTCTGTCTGCAATCTTTAATAGATATGATCTTTCCAACGTCTTGAAACCAAAATATTCAAAATCAAAATCCCTATTAAAAACAATAGCCCCATCAATCACTTCTTTATTTTCCATAACAAACTTGTAAACATTATCATCAATCAATGATGATTCCTTACCAGTTTTGGGTTCAATAAATGAATGCAATTCCTTAATTGCTTGAGAGAATTTCTTTGGTGTTGTTTTGTGTAAATTGGTAACCGCTAATCTTCCCGCCAATTTCGCATAATCTGGATGTGTGGTTACCATAGCTGCAGCGGTTTCTGCAGCTAGCACATCTAATTCAGTTGTTGATATCCCATCATAAATTCCTGAAGTAACTTTTAATGTTATGAATGTTGGATCAACATAATCCATATTTAAATCATCACAAATTGCACTAATTCTTTTAGTGATTTTGTCATATCTCATTTCTTCTAACGTACCGTCTCTCTTTAATACTTTCATTTTTCTATTCTATTATTTTTTTTAGAAATCAACATCACCAAATGCAGAATTTAAATCTTCTGACTCGTTTGTTTTATTTACACCAGCCTTTTGATATTCAGCAACTCTTTTTTCAAAAAAGTTTGTTTTACCCTGTAACGCAATATTTTGCATAAAGTCAAATGGGTTTTCTGAATTGTAAACTTTAGAACAACCTAAAGCAACTAACAATCTGTCAGTAACAAATTCTAAGTATTGACCCATTAATTCAGAATTCATACCAATTAAACGGACTGGTAAAGCTTCTAATATAAATTCCTTTTCAATTTCTAATGCTCCACAAATAATCTCCTTAACTCTTTTCTCTGATATTTTCTTTTCAATATGGTTATTAAATAAATGACAAGCATAATCACAATGCATACCCTCGTCACGAGAAATTAATTCATTAGAGAATGTTAAACCTGGCATTAAACCACGTTTTTTTAACCAGAAGATTGAACAGAATGAACCAGAAAAGAATATACCTTCAACCGCAGCAAATGCCACTAGTCTATCAACAAATGATTCTGAATTAATCCATTTGATTGCCCAGTCAGCTTTTTTCTTAATTGCTGGTATAGTATCAATAGCATTAAACAATTTATGTTGTTCTTCTTTATCTTTAATATATGAGTCAATTAACAATGAATATGTTTCACTGTGAATGTTTTCCATCATCATTTGAAATGAGTAGAAAAACTTTGCCTCAGTATATTGAACCTCATTAACAAAATTCATTGCTAAATTTTCATTTACAATTCCGTCTGATGCCGCAAAAAAAGCCAAAACATGTTTTACAAAATGTTGTTCATCAGCATTTAGTTTGTTGTCCCAATCATATATATCTTGTCCAAGATCAATTTCTTCTGCTGTCCAAAAGCATGCTTCTTGTTGCTTAAATAATCTCCATAAATCATCATGCTGAATTGGGAAAAGAACGAAACGTCCCGGATTGTCCATTAAAATTTTTTCTGTCATTTTTTTA